AGGTGTGGTGAATCCCTGAACGGTGCGGGTGTGTCCGTCACGCTCGGTGATAGTCCACTTACCGTCAACGGCATCCTTGTTTACCTCTACGTTATCAACCCATTCGGCCTTGTTACCCCACCAGTTCTCCAGACCCCAGAAGTTGATAGAGCCGGTATTGCCGTCAAGGTTGGCGGCAGTGTCGTGCATACCCTTGCTGTCGGTCTGGCCGGTAGCCTTCTGGTAGCTGTCAGTACCCGAGCCGATGATTGCCTGGCAGTTGGTGTTGCCGTACTTGGCCCAGAACAGGAAGGCCATGATGCAGTGCTGCTCCCAGGTTACAAGGGTGTTGCCGTTACCACGTGCGCGGGCGTAGCTCTTAAAGTTGGTCTGACTGACGTTGCCGGTACTCTGAACGCCGGAGCGTGAGTAGAGCTTGCCGTCTGCGACGTAGCCCTCATATACACCGATAAGGTGCTTGCCGTCAAACTCCTGCCAATCCTCCTCGGCCTTGATAAGAGAAACGAGAACGTGCCACTTGTCGGCCTTCTGCCCCTCCACCTTGTAGAAGAAACGGGGTACGTGCATCATCACGTCACCCTGTGTGCCGTCAAGAGCTGCTGCTGATCCGTCACCGGCAAAGACGGTTGAATCATCATCTGCAAGCTGACAGATGACACGCTCGCCGGTCTCCTGCTGCTTGGCGAGGTAGCGGTGTGAGTGATTGCGGATATACTGTATCACTTCGCCGTTGATGTCGCCTGTAACGATTGTCGCAGGGTCGGTCTTGGAGAAGTCCAGGTAAATCTCATTTGTCATGTTCTCTGCTGCAAGGATGTTGATATTGTCAACACCCTCGTTGATCTTGCTGACTATATCGTTCAGGTCAGCAGCGTTCAGGGTCTGACCCTGTGCGAATGTTTTGTCTAAATGTTCCATTGTTGTTTTATCCAAGTTTCATATTTGATCCAAGCGTGCTAATCCCGAGCGTGAACCACTCCAGCTGTGTCAGTGCGAGCAACAGCAGGAACGTTGTCTCGGGATCTGTGTTGTAAAATGTAACGGGCATTGCGCTCTCGTATGCGTCCTCGGTGCTCGAGAGCATGAATGAGGCGAGCCAACCCTCATCGGCGTTACCCGTGTAGTCAATCTCGGACATCCGCAGACCGTTCTCGTAGCCGTACACCTCGTACTTCATCGTCATGTCGTGGCTGTCCTTATTACGGACTACGACCAGCACACGTGAGAACGGCAGGCGGTTCATATGGCTTTTAACGGCCTGTGAACGCACGTGCGTGCGGCAGGTTATGCTATGCAGGAAAGAGTTGTTGAACGAACCCTTCTGCATCTGGAAAGTCGCATCATAGGCGTTACGGCGGCCTTGATAGCGGACGGCATAACAATCCTCTTTCAGCGTCAGTCCTGTCAGCACTCCGTCAACGACGGTGCGGCTCTCGATGTCCCGCAGGTCGATAAGGATCAGATCTGGCTCAATGCCGGGGTTGAACTGCCCGCAGCGTGCCATATTCTGATTGTTAATTAATTTTGCACAGTTACTCATATCGTTAATCTCCTATTGCTATAAATTTCGGTCTACTGGCCGGAATGTGCTTGCAGTCGGCCGTCTGACTGACGTAACGCCAGTACTTGACGGCATCGGCGAGATGCTGACGGCCGATCTTCTCACTGTCCTTGCTGACGGCGGCTATCGACTGCGCACTGGCAGCCACGCTGTCGTCTCCGTCCTTCACAACCACACCGTAAGGGGTTACCTGCAACGGGTGTGTGCGGATNAAGCGGGCAAAGACCAGATATGCCTCGGCTGCAACCAATCCGGCGAAGCGGTGTCGATTACCGCATCCGTCAATCCACGTGCCACCGTTCAGCAGCATCTTCTCGGCGTCGGTCAGTTCGGTATGTTCATCCCTGTTAGCCAGGCGGTCATATTCTTCAACACCAAGTAACGGCACGATGTCCAGTTCCTCCGTCTCACGGATGAATATCTCCACGCGGTTCGTCTGCGTATTCCGCGCAATCTCGCGGTACTTGCGTATGTCATCAACTGTGATAATCATTGCTGTACGCCTTGTAAGAGTTCCTCAATATCTTCATCATCCAGTCCGAAGACCTTTGCTAATACCACACGTTTGGCATTCTCGCTCTTGGACATATCAAAAAGTATCTCCAGCACCTTATCCGTGCGGTCACCCAATTTCTCGGCCAGCGTCTGTGTCACGTCATAGACCTTCGGCAGAATAGAGTAATCGTCATCGGGGTTGATGGTGTTGATACCTGCAAAATGCTGGAATACGTCACGCATCACGCGCTCCAGTGTCTGGCGTTCACTCTCGGTCTGGCTGTTGTAGTAGTCATGTGCCTCACGCATGGCCGTAGCACCGAAGTTGCTACCAACGTCCTTGGCACGTAATATCGGGGGCTGGCAGAACGCAGCACCGATACGGTCGGGTACTTTCTCGTCACTACGCCGGAACTTCTGGTCGGTGTTGTTCGACTCAAACGGCCTGAACACAGGCTCGATGTCACCTTCATCGAGGTTAAGATAAAGTATACGTCCGGCCTTCGTATCACCTTGGAATTCGGACAACTGCTCCTTCGTTTCCTCGGCCTGTTTTTTTCCTTTCTCGCCGTTGTTATGGTCGATGAACATACCCGCAGGCAGGAAGTTGTTGCGTATGTTACGATATGCCACGTTGGACAGACCTTCTTCGGCTGACATATCCGTCAACGCGCTGTCATAGACAGGCAACGGATACGACTTCGGCCCTCGGCGTGAGTAATACAATATCTGTCCGTTCCACTTCCTCCACCCTCCGGCGGCTCTCACTTGCTCGGCTATCTCTTTCGGATCTGGGTCGAAAAAGTCGAACCACTCGATGTCAGCCTTGCGGAAGCGACGCAGTTGCGTGTAACGGCGACCCCAATCGGGATGCAGTGCCACGCGATTGAACTTATAGTCGGCATCGAGAGCCTCGAACCGCAGCCACTCGAACGGGATGGCGTTGACGCTGGTAATCTCATACAGAGCATTCCAGTTCACGTGCAGGGCAAATCCTCCGAACATAGCGAAGTCACGTGCCACGTGTTCAAGCACGTCATCGGCTGTCTGTCCCTTCGGGTTGACTATGGCCTGAAAAAAGTCACGCTGACTGAAACCGCGACCGAAAAGGAAACGGCCGAACTGCTCAACGCACGCCCCACCCGTAATACTTGCACCGACCACCTCCATGACTTTCTGCGGGTAGTCGTTACGTTCGCCGTAGCTCTGTATTCCGAGTAACCTGTCGTTACGTGATTGTAGCTGCTGTTCCGTTTTCAGTATTGCGACTTTCATACGTTCTTTTATTTTTTGCGTGGTCGACCTTTTGACTTGCCTGCGGCCTTCGCCTGCGCCTTTCTCTCCGTCTTGGGTATATTATTCACCCCTGTCCCTTTGGTGCTGTCCTGCGCCTTGCTGTCGCCTGTAGCAGGCTCTTTCGTTCCGGCTACGGGGGCGACTTTCTTCTCGGCATCGATGCCGGACTGAACGGCCAACTGCTCCCAGTTATTGGGATAGATGCTGAACCACTTGATGCAACTCGGGTTGACACGCAGGTGGTACAGTGCCAGTTCGTCGGTCAGGTTACGCTGTGTGACGGTTTTTTTCGGGTCGCCATAAGGGTCAACGAGTACCACTCCGGCACGTAGGTCAAATTCTTTCTCTTGCATTGCTTTCAATTTTTCGAGGTTGGTTCTCATAATCAATATGTACGCATCGAACCAGCAGTTGCTGCAACTCTTGTTCAGCTTCGCATGGAAGATGCTCTCGTAGAGGCGTTCCGTGTTATTGCGGAAGTCAGTATCAGTGGATATCAGTTCGCGCACTTCGGACGATCTGATACCCTGATACTGTTGCCTGTATTCGTCAATCGTCATCATGACGGGCGAGAAGTTTTACTCATCGGCCACAAGACCGTCAACCATTGTCTTGGTAGCGTCAAGTGTGTTGGTGAAGATGCTCTTGGGCACTTCGCTCTCACGTGCGTTGTCCTCGCTGGCGAGTGTGATAGCATAGGCGATGCCGTCGCCGTCAGTTGAGTTGTACTCAATGGCGCTGGCTGCCAGGCCGTTCTCTGTGCCGTAGGCCTCGTAGACGGTTGAGTTGCTCTCGCGATCTCGGTTGATAACGATTACCACATAACGGCCGTGAGCAATCTTGTTGATGTCATCCTTCAAAGTCTGTGTGCGGTCGAACGCCCGCATGATGACCTGATGACTAAATGAGTTTCCGTAAGTGCCTTTGTTCATCTGTACGCTGGCCTCAAAGGCCTTCTCATGGCTGGTGAACTTGCAACCTTTGGTTGTGCCTGCCAGAGCGATGGCGCTGATGACGCCGTTGCTCTCTGTTATGGTGGCGGCCTTCCAGTCATCGAAGTTAATCAATATGGCTTCGCCAAGGATGCCGGCAACGGCATTACGGCATGATGCCATAGTGAGGTTTCCTGTAATTTTACTGCAATCCATAGTTATACGTTTTTGATTGTTTGTTGTTTGTTCTTTGTTCTTATACAAGGCGGGGCGGCTGCGGCCGTCGCGACCATGACCGCCCCAAATGCCTTGCCTTTCCTTGTCTCTTATTCGGCGTAGATGAAGTGGTCGGGGTTGGCTATCTTAGCATCCAACTTGTCCTTGAGCAAGATGTAGTTCTTGCGTGAGGTCTTGTCGTACCAGATATCGAACTCTCCGAATTCACGCTCTCCGTTAGGAGTACCTACGGCAAGTACTGACTTGGTGGTCAGCAGTGCGCGATGCGGCTTAAAGTAGGTGTCGCCGAGGTCGTTGTATGCCTGGATCATCTCGTCCCATATTGCCATAGGCACTACGGGGACGCCGAGGAATGACAGCACCTGTACACCCTCTACGAGGTTGACGTACGTGCGGTCAATACCCTTACCGATGAG